ACAAGCTCTTGAGCTACTTTTTGATCTACATCTAGAGTCTTACTCAAAGCAAATGCCTCCATACCGTATGCAATACCTAGTGAGTAAGCTTTAGCAGTATTTCTTTTAACAGGATCTAACTTCTTAAGATAGATAGGAGATTTTTTATCTGGAGATACTCCGTTCGGATACTTCACTTTATCTTCTTCTAACTTCTCAGTCTTAATAGCAACTGTAGAGTAAAAGTCCCATCCATTGTTAAAGATGTCTTGAAGACCTTTATCACCTGATACAGAAGCAAAGCAGTGTGGTTCTAGAGATTCGTAATCGGCATCGATTACTTTTCGTCCTTTTCCTGCTGTAAGGAATGCTCTAACAATGTTGGTATATTCGACGATGATGGGTGCGTCTTCGCCTTCTTCTTTAGGTTTTGGTAGCTGCTGAGCGTCGCTTCCGTAACGGCCAGACACAGTACCATTTTGTTTGAAATAGAAATAGTATCGTCCGTCTTCTGCTCCATCAATAAATCGATCAATGTACGTAGACTTGATCTTTAATAGTTTATTATAAATACGAAGGTTATCTGCCCACTCATAGCCATTCTTTGCTAGATGCACAATCATATCCATATCGAACTGATCTTGACCTTTATTAGTCTGAGTGAGAGGTCTAATGCCCATATACTTGAAAGCAATCTCTCCTAAGTGTTTCTTAGATTGAATATTAATATACTCACCATCATTCTTTTCTTTCCAGAGTGACATAGATATTCTGAGTACTTCCATCTCATCTAAGACATCTAAGTTACCTGTCAGTAGGTACTCCTTAGCTGGACTATCTTCAAGTTCCTCAATAAGCTTCTTACCCATAGAGTACTTACCAGTCTTCTCACTCTTAGGTAAGTCTAGAGAGTAGCGCATAGCTAAGTACTGAGCCCATGTACCTTTATTAGAAGGTGGAAACTCTCTTAAAGCTGTATCAACAATCCATTCCTTAACCTGAGGTAGTGCGATAAGAGAATCTAATACGATCTTTTTATTCTCAATTAGATCTTTAGAGATCTTCGTATGAGTTTCTCTTAACAGATCCATATCAAGATCTACTCCCATCTCTTCCATAGGGATAGTTACTTCCTTGTACAGGGGCATAACCTCATCTTCAAAGAAGAACTTCTCTAGATTCTCCTCTTTAAGCTTCTCTAGAAAATATGTACAGACACGAAGAGTTAAATCGGTATCGGCAGCAGCATACTTGGATAGTATGTCCATGTCGGCTTTGTAAATCTCAAAGCTGTCTCGAGTAGTTGAGCCTCCATTACGCTTAATAGACTCTTTCAGCTCTATCTGTTCTTCGTTAGCTGCTTTCTCTACATCTAATCCGATATGTTCCTGAATAGATATTGCTAGAGGTTTAAGACCAAATACTCCCATCCCTGCTCCTTCTTCTTGGACAGTATGTACTAAGAGTTGATTCTCTACCCATAAGCTATCTAGTAAGTCTACTCCGTAGAAGTTCTTAGTGAATCGGCAGTCAAACGAAGCATTGTGCATCACAAGCTTCTTACCAATCAACATACTAATAATCTTCTTAGCAATAGCATGACAGCCCATACCTTCGATAGTAAGTTCATCTAAGGATTCATTCTCATGACTCCAAGCCATAGTCGGCATATAGAATCCGATACCAATATCACCTGATACAGAGAAACCAACTATCTGTCCTTTTCTCATATTTAAACTATCAGTCTCGGTATCGTATGCAATTACATTCGATTCCTGAATATGTTGAATAAGTAGGTTGACAGTCTCTTTATCTGTTACCGTATAATACTTCTTTTCTATTGACATTACATCCATTTAATATTGTTGTGAAAAGCTACTGATGACTGATGACAGGTGTTATTTAAGTACCCTTCATTTAAGTCCATCTTAATATTCAATTTACCTGCTGGTGGGATTACTACTTCTTCTTCGAACTGCTTGCGACTAAAAAGTACTACACCGTTAGGATCTAAAAGCGGAGAGTAAAAAGCAATATGAGTAAAAGCATAATTACCGTCTTCATCTTTCTTCTGTCCAATACTCTTAAAAGATACGTACTTACTATCAGGTTTCCAAGTAGTCTTTACCTCAATAAAGATCTCACCATCAGTACTTCTAATATCGAATCCAAAAGCATTACTCAGTGAGTTAACTTCCATATCGCGTCTGAAGTAATGACTAGCCCAGTTCTTGATAACAACTTCGGATAGTAACGGGCGTCCGCCCATCATAATAAAATTTCTAGCTTCTTGAGGATCCCTAATGTACTTGTAAAGCAATTCTCGTGGAAAGCCTAAATCCTCTTCGTAAAGGGTAAGTTTATATTCTTCCATAACCGTTTCTTTCATATCTAAATATAAGAAAAGAGCCCGTAGGCTCCAACTTATTTAGTAACTTTCTCCGTAGATATCAAACGTCTTAATCTCTGGTTCATATTCTTCAGTTCGAATAACATACAGCTTACTATCTAAAGGTGCGAGTCTAAACTCTGCTTTCTCCTTTGTCTTCATAAACCAAGCATTCAGAGCTTCAGTCAAACTAGGATAAACTGTCTTCTCACCAACCAACTGCCAGCGGTCCCCAGGAGGAACACGCGTAGCAATTAGTTCGTATACTTCTTTACTCTCCATTACTGACGTAAAGTTTTCTTCATTCTCATTGAAGAGTCATCAAACCATCCAGGAATCATCTCCTTGTGAGTAGCTCTGATAGGATTGATATCCAATCCACCTCTACGAGTGTATAGACATGCTACCATAAGCTTCTCCGGACTATAAGCTTCCATCAAGTGAGTAAATACCATCTCACAGATCTCTTCGTGGAAGTGAGATACTGTACGGTGACTCACAATATACTTCGCTAATGAAGCAGCATCAGGAATATTATTACCTTCGATGTTAATATAAACATCCCCCCAGTCAGGTTGATTAGTCACACGACAGTTACTACGAAGTAAGTTAGACTTCACCGTCATAGGTACTGCAGGACCTGATACTGTATTAGCAATCTTTAACTGAGAAGCATCTGATTTAAATGCTGTAAACTCAATAGCATCTAGATCTACAATACCTTCTAGGTCTTGGTATCCTCTAAACTCATACTCAGCATCGTGATCATTACCGAAGAAAGTACAAGTAACATTTCCTCCTAACAATTCAGTTAGGTCTTTTGATACTGTTGTTTCGATTTGTTTGATACACTCCTTAGCTGTCTGTCCCATAGGAGTCATATTCAAAGAGTTTAAATACAATTTAATCGATTTAGACTCAACGTGAAACTCTGTATCGGCTGGACATACGATCTTTAACATCCCTGCTACAGGTTGTCCTTTCTCTGTAATAGCAGATACTTCATAACAATTCCAGCTATCTACTCCGGTAAAAGGTAAGTTACCTTCTTCAATGCCATAAGCCTCTCTGTTCAAGTAACGAGGCACCGCTACTAATAGTTCCGGGTCATAAACGTCTTTGTAACCGTCACCTCCTACCTTACCGAGGTGTTTGTTAGCAATCTCAACTACTGCGTTGTAATTTTTAACTTCTTCCATTTTACTTAATAAAGTTTAATATTTGTTCAACTCGCTGTAATGGTGACCCTGTTACAGTCAGATAGGGTTGGTCTAGGTCTCCTAGTATGTTTTGAAACTCTCTATCGATAGTCTCTCTCCATTCTTCATTTACACTTCTCTCTCCATCGTCTACTGCTGCAAACTCGATAGGGAAGTAAACATAGTGAGTATACTCTTTATGAATTCTTTCGAACGTCTCTTCAATATAATTACGAGTAGGTGCAGTAATCATGATATGACGTGAGTAAGCTACTAAGTCAATATACCCTCTATCTAATAAAAGATTAGAAGGATTTAATAATGCCTCTAAGTGAAAGTTACTAATAGCTAACTGAGTTTCGCTAGTACCTTCTTCGTTAATAGGAAAGCCGTACTTCTTAACTGTACGAGTGCTCTCGTTAATAAACTTGTAGTCCGTTAACTTACTCTTTAACAATTCATACACAGTAGTCTTACCTGTACTACTAGCTCCTACTAATGCTACTCTCTTTACCATAACCTCTCTTTAAAGAACTTAATCCATAAGTCTGTTGATATATTATGCAATATACGAAATATATCATCTAAAGGCAACAATTTCTCTGATTGATATGCTCTTTCCATAATAACAGGTCCTTCGTCTACTCCAGCAGTTACTCTGTGAATAACACTTCCTATAGTCTTATAGTTAGCTTCGAAAGCTTTTACCTGAGGATCTTTTCCTTTTAGTTCAGGGTACAGAGTAATAAGACCTGGATGACCGTTGAAGATTTCATATTCAGTTGCAATCTCTTCCGGAACAATCCTTAACCAGCCATGCAAAGTAATTAGAGGATTCTCATATGCACTTAAGATATTTTCGTAATCTGCTAACGTAGGCTTGTTAGGCATCATATAACATAGCTCAATACCTTCGTTAATCTTTCTTAAGTGGTCAGGTCTCTCATTAGTAACAATAAGATCAGGCTCCTTTCCAAGAGCCTTACTTATGTTTACAATCTCAGATCCAGTCTGACTAAAGAATGCTATCCAAGGACGTTGTGCCATTTGTTAATTGTCTAAACATGTTAACATTAAACTTAATCGTATTCAACTGATCTTTCGATACGTCGGCATTGATCATAGTAAAGAGTTTCTGAGATTCTTTATCCCATAGTCCTGAGTCTTTATACTCGATACCTTTTAATCCATGTACTACTGGGTTTGAAGTATCTACTGAATAGATCCATTCCCATCCTGCATTATGGTAGAAAGAGAACTCTTGAGGTAGTCCGCAACCTAAAAGGTGATGAGGTCTATCTGTATCAATAACTCCATCTCTCAACATACGAGATAGTAACTGCACTCGGCCTAACATCCAACTAACATACTTATTTGGATGAGGTACTTTCTCTTCGTAGTAGGAGTAGTCGAATGAGATAGCGATCATATCTACATTAGCAACATTTGCCATGTAATCGTAACAGCCTACAATCTCTGAATAAGTCTTACCCTGAACTACCCCGATCTTCTTACCAGGAAGATCTTTATACTTAAGATTCCATTCAGCCATATTTGACAAAGTCTTCTTAGTATTCTCTAGAGAATCAGGTACAATGTACCAATCCGGTTGTAACTCTTTTACCCAATAAGCAAATCGATCAGCATCAAAAGCCTCTTCTAATTCAAAAATAGAGTTATCTAAAATGATCTCTCTACCTTCTGCTTTAGCATCTAAGAATAACTCCAGGTACTCTGGGTCTTC